CGTGCAAAAAAGTATGGCGGCGAACGGGGCAAGATGTATCACTGGTGCGCCAACATGAAGAGCGGTAAGACTAAGTAAACACATGCGAGTACAAGAATTAGAGGTCAGATCTCTAAAAACCTATTTGGTAAAACTGCGTTTACGCCAAACCGGCTATGTGCAACACATGAATACCACGGTACAAGCTCGCACGCCCGAAATGGCCCGACGTATCATCCGTGCTCAATACGGACATCAAAGTGCGATAGTTGGTCAGCCTCGGGAGATAAAAAACACTAAATAACGCATGGACACTCATTTCGTTCGTGCCGTATTTGATCTTGACTGTAAGTGGGAAGGTATACCGCCCGTATATCGTATCTATGTCAACGACGAAATGTTTACTGAGCGTGAGTGGGACTGGGCGGACAACATTTATCTCACTCAAATACTACAAATACAAGCACCGCCAGGCAAATATGATGTGCGTATAGAAACAGTAGAACCTTGCCTGGCCGAGTTCTGTATCCATAATAATCGTGTGGAGCAAGGGCCTGCTAGATGGGTCAAAAATTTCCGGCTTGTGATAGCATCATGACAGCGTCAGCTCTGTGCAGAGCTACCTTGACTATAAATACCAGTATCTTTTTACTGCAAAGAATCGAATTCGAATGTTAACAGATGATCTCAAGACACTACTAGCCACGCAATATGCGTTTGTTATCAAAGCACAGTTTTTCCACTGGAACGTGGAGGGACCCGACTTTGCGCAGTTACACCGATTCTTTGGCAAGATCTACGAAGAGGTCTATGAAAACAGCATAGACCAGACCGCGGAATTCATACGCATCCTAGACGACTACACTCCTGGCAGCTTTGAGAGATTCAGTGAGCTCAGCCTCATCACTGGACAGCTACGGGTGCCGCGAGCACGTCTCATGATACAAGAACTCCTGGCAGATTCGCAGACCCTGATCGATCATCTCAACATCACTTTTGGTTCGGCCGAAGCCGAAGACCAGCAAGGGATCATGGACTTCCTGGCCGGTCGCATCGACGCCATGGGCAAGCATCGCTGGATGCTCAAGAGTTTCCTCAAAGAAGAACGAGCATGAAAATCAAAGACGTCAAACAGCTACCGGCTGACTTTCGACCCGCCAACACATCACCTCAACTGAGTGGTCCTTATCCGGGACGCAACGCCACCCGCGGTTATCTCGTAGGCGAGAGCGACAACGATCGCCTGTCAGAATTCACTGGCGATGAGATGCAGTATGCCACTACGACAGCGCCCGCGGCTGCCGACAATCCCGAGCGACAGGTTGGTGTGCTGATGTTTGGCAGATTTGGCAAGACCGATCCCATGGCACGCACAGCCTGGGCAGCCTTGCAGCGAGAACTGCCCCAAGAATATCCCAATGAAGATGCGGCAGCCACCAAAGTGGCTGAGATCGCCAAAAACGGCGGCGCCATTGTCACAGAGAAATCCCGGCCCGAAGCCGAACGCCTGGTGAAACGCTTCCAGGCCTATAGATTGAAATCCCGCATCGTTGATGATAACATCCGAGAGACATGGAATCCCTTGGACGATGAGCGAAGAGAACAGCGTGCCATGGATCAAGAACGTCGGCAGTTCAAGAGAGATGAACTTGAATTTGAACTGCGAGGCGAAGAAGAGCGCATGCGTGCCTATAACGCGGGCACCTTCTATCTGCGCATCAACGGACGCATCTGGCGGCGAAATGGAGAACCTGTTGCTTTCCAGGGACGCCAGCATGCCCAGCGTGCAGGCCAGACCATCAAAGATCGTGATCCCAGCCGAGATGTCGTGATCACACGCCACCCAACCGATAAAGTCACCGAAGCAGCCAAATTTGCATCGGAAGATGTTTTGTCGTCCATAAAAAAACAACTGGGTGACTACTTGCAAGACGTGGCCTCCGCTGTGAAAAAAGATCCAGATCTCCTGGACAAACTGTCCGGTAACGACAACAACATCAAACCAGTCAAGGTAATCACTACCGATGACGGACATCAAATAAAAATACACGGAAACGAAGATGATGGTTTTAGGATCACGGTGCAAAATCGTGATTTGCCCACACGATTCTCAAAGCTGGACCATGCGGTCATGGCCACTGAGATGTTTTGTGATAGACAACGTTCGCGTGATTACCTGGAGGAACGCTGATGAATCTCAGTGAAGTTTATGCCAGCCCTTTAGACCCGGCAATTCGTACACGACTTTTTGAAACGGCGCTGCAACGCGATCCCCTTTTTGAGAGCTGGCACCGTATCGGACGCATCATCGCCGAGCGTGAAATGTCTCGCGACGAAATATCCAATCTGTTTACACAAATCGAAAAATCGGCCTCAGCGGCTGGAATCAATCGTACTGGTATTGGGCGCACAGTTGATACTACACGTGACATAGCGCAACAATTGAAAAAAGCCTATGACAAAATAACCGATGCCATACAAAATACCACAGTGGTCAAGGGCTTTGATGCCTGGTATGATGATGCCACAGACAAACTGGGACAACAGCTGGGAGCAAACAGTCCGGTCATGCAGGCCATCAACAAGTATCGCGTGTTGGCCAAACAATACCCCAAAACCCAGGGATTCATAAAGGCGGGTTTGATCGCTGCGCTGGGGTTGGCCACAGGAGGTGCTGGCCTTCCGGCCATAGCCGGCATCATACAGACCATGGATTCTGCGGTCAAGGGTGATAAACTCAGTGCAGTGATCGGCAAAGGCGCTGGAGCCGCTGCCCTTGGTTATGCTGCTCAGCAATTGCTACAGCCTGGAGCCCCCGATACTGCCACCGCCACTCAACCCGGTACGCAGCCTGCGACACCTGGTGCCACCTATTCAAACGTAGATCCCGGCGAGATTCCCGGTGTCACTGCCTTTCCAGGAGATCCGTCGTGGGTACAAACAGACCCCGGAGAGAATCCCTGGACATTGGGTGGTCAGACCGATCCCGGTGAAGTTCCTGGGGTGACCACAGTGCAACCTTACAGTATAGATTATAACCAACCAGCAGCCACCACTCCCAACACCGGACAAACCTACACTGGCGGTATACGTCCCGGTGCCGATATGGCACCGGGCCAAAACATTGGCCAAGCCACCAATCTCGATGTTGATGGGGCTCGCCAGGCAGCCCAGCGAGCTCAAGATGCTGCGCAAGGTAACCCTTATGACTTTGTCTATGACCCCGATTCGGGTGAGCTGATACCCAGTGACTCGTCCCAAGCACAAGACATACGATCAAGAGTAGCAGTACCTGACAATCTACAGGGTTTCGCGAGAGATGCTTCTGGGGAAGTGATCAGCAGCGGTGACGGTTCTCCAGTGCGTACCGGTGCGCCAGGTGTCTCGCCCGATGCCTACGCACGTGCAATCCAAGGACTTTCTCCCGAGCAATTGCAAGCCTTAGGTAATGCTGATCCCACTGATCCTTTCATACGTGGACGTCTGGGATTGCCACCATTGCAAGAAACCATTGGAATCTATCGATTGCCCAAGGTAAACCTCAGTGACATAGTAGATCGAGATGCCACTGCATGGCGTTGGGCCTTGACCGAAAGTCTACAAAAAATCAAAGTTCGTGGCTTTGAACTGAGTCCCCAAGGTGTTGAATTCATTTTCACCGAAATTGAAAACTACACAGGTCATGTCAAAACTCTCATCGAACAACGACCTGGTTTGCTTTCGAGGATTGGCCAGGGTGTGCGATCCGGGCTCTCGAGTCTAGGACAACAACTCGCCAACAAATTTACCAAAGCCAAACTGATGATGGCATGGAAGGACGCGGGCAGCCCCACTGACAGTGAACGATTGAAAAGTTTTTTGGCCGATCAAGGATTGCCTGAAACACTGATCCGAGATGTGTATCAACAGATTGGGCTGCAAGCATCGCCCAAAGGCAACATGGTAGCGGCCCTGCAAAGGCACGCTGCTAACCTTCGTCCTGAAGTCCGGGCCGACATGATAGATCTCTTGCAGAACCCCACCGGTAATAAACCTTTGCGTGCAGGGGGTGCCGAATATGAAGCACTGAAAAAATACGTGGGGTCTATCAGTCAAGGCGAAAAACAACAGATGATCAAAGTGTTAGCACAGGCGCAACAGGGCCAAGCGCAACAGATCACACCTGCTGTTAATCGCACTCAGCCTTCCGGTACCGGACAACGCACCACGCAAGCCCGCAGCCGTTACAGTGTGCAAAATACTGCTGCCACCACCCAACCTGCTGCCACCACCCAACCTGTTGCTGGCCAACGCACAACGCAAGCCCGTAGTCGATACAATCTGCGCCCACCAGCTGTACCACAACAAAGTCAACTGGCAAAGACCTCCGGTGCTGCTCAGGCAGTGGCACAGAAACAGCCAATCAAAATCGGCGGGCAGACTATTTCTCCGCGTGATCCTAACTATGAAAAGATCATGCAGCAAGTACAGGCGCAAGGTTTGGCTGAAAAGCGCGAGCCGGATCTACGCAAAACTGCCAGAACACAGCGTATCATGACACAGCTTCGTGGCGAATATCCCCAGGCTCAGAGCGACCTTGAAGCCATACTGCTGGCTTTTCGACGCGAGCAGTCACGTGACCGGCGTGATATCTCTCGACTCGATCTCGAAAACGATCAAGAGGAAGCAGATATTGACAATCTCGAACGCGTCGTTGGTGTCAGCGAACTAGCTGCCAAAAACGAATCACGCCTGACCTGTCCTGAATGCGGAGGTGCTGCCTATAAAAGCCGATTATTGGCTGAAAAGAAAGACGCCTGCTATCACAAAGTCAAGAGCAGATACAAGGTATGGCCTTCGGCCTATGCCAGCGGTGCCTTGGTGCAGTGTCGCAAGAAAGGCGCCAAGAACTGGGGCAACAAGAGCCAGGTCAACGAAGGCTGGCGTGAGGTCTTGGCGGCCTTGGCTGCTGCTGGCATCATGGCTCTAAGCCCAGGTGTTTCCGCAGCTGACGTGGCGGCTGATTCTCAACAGGTGCCCATGATCGCCACCATCGTGGTAGACGGCGAGATCAAAAAATTGGACCTTACCGCCAAAGGATTCCGCGATGTAAGGGAAGTGGAAAAGTTCCTTGATGACTTTTTTGCTCGCCAAGGCATGCCGTGGCAAGGCCGGATCGAACGAGGTGTTCCTGGATCCGGACAATATCAAAGGTTGATTGTGCAATGAGAGACATCATGAATCTACTGGAAGCAGTTGAACAGGGCTGCCCCCCGGCCACGCAGAGCATCGATCTCAATCTCCGTAATCGCAAAAAAGCCATCGACGAGTATGACTACGGTCCCTTGGATCCCAACGAGCCCAATGAGGATTACTGGGAGAAAATCGCCGCAGAATGGAACATGACAGACATCGAGCAGGCCAAGAGCGCCCGCTGCGGAAACTGTGCGGCCTTCGACATCACGGAGCGCATGCAAGACTGCATCTCTAAAGGTATCGGCAGCGAAGCTGGATCCGACCCCATGGACACCATTGATGCTGGCACTTTGGGCTACTGCAAGTTCCTGAAATTTAAATGTGCTGCCAAACGCACCTGCACTGCCTGGGTGGAAGGTGGCCCCATACGGTGAGAGCTCGAGAGTTTGTCATGGAAACCACAACTGCGGGAGCTATAGCACCCGTAGCCATGCCCATGGGCGGAGTGATCAAGCGTGAAGTAGACGAAGATCTCAAAAAGTGGTTTAAAGAGAAATGGGTGCGTTTCGGTCCTGACGGCAAGATACGTGGTGATTGCGCCAGGGGCAGTGAAAGCGAAGGCAAGCCCAAATGCTTGCCACAGAGCAAGGCACATGCCCTGGGCAAAAAAGGTCGTGCATCGGCAGCGGCACGCAAACGCCGACAAGACCCCAATCCCGAACGACGAGGTGCAGCCAAGAACGTGGCCACCAAAAAGAAACAATAAATGCGCGCCCAAGAATTCGTCCGAGAGAGATGGAGCAACAAGTATAAACGTTCAATCAATTGTGATCGTCCACGTGGGTTCAGTCAGCGTGCCCACTGCCAAGGTCGGCGTAAAACTGATGAAGAAAAATTGGATGAACTCACATTCAAAGGCAGTCCCTGCACCAAAGACTGCAGCGGACACCGTGCCGGATATGAATGGAGCCAACGCAAAGGTGGTCGTGTACCCAATTCCTGGAGCCCCAGTTTCAACAATGGTGCGGCCTTGCAACGTGCCGGAAAGTAGTGTACACTAAGGTATGACATCCACTGCTGTGATATATGAAAGTCCAGATGGTGGCGATACCGTGTACGCTCGCGAAGTAGGCAGTAATCAAAGAACCTTGCACAGTGTCAGCCCTCGCCGCAAGAATCTCATGCAAGAACTTGCAGAAACTAAATTTTGGCACCAAGTCCACCGTGCCGCAGAACATGATGCTGCATTGAAACAAATGCTGGACCAGGTCAAACTCTACTATCAACTGAAATATCAGGACTCGCCTTAGGACCGTTAGCCCCTTTGGCCAGTGGGCGGCTGCTGCCCCGGTTCCGGATTCGCTACCCAGGCACCGGAAGTGAGCATATATAAAAGTCATCACAAAGGACACTGCATGCACTACAAAATCAATGATATAAGTCTCGCTGATTGGGGACACCGAGAGATCGCGATTGCCGAACACGAAATGCCAGGTCTCATGGCCATACGAGACAAATATTGTGAAACCAAACCCTTGACAGGTGCGCGCATCGTGGGCAGCCTGCACATGACCATACAGACCGCTGTGTTGATCAAAGTGTTGGTGGACCTGGGCGCAGAAGTACGATGGAGTTCTTGCAACATCTTCAGCACGCAAGATCATGCGGCTGCGGCTATGGCCGATCTTGGTATTCCGGTGTTTGCCTGGAAAGGCGAAAACGAAGACGAGTACTGGTGGTGCATAGACCAGACCATAGAAGGTTGGGAACCCAACATGATCCTAGACGATGGTCACGATCTCACCGATAGATTGCTAACAAAATATCCAGAAAAGGCTGCCAACATCATTGGTGTTTCAGAAGAAACCACCACCGGCATCCTACGCCTGCGCGAAAAAGCTGCGGCTGGTACCTTGCCATTTCCGGCCTTCAATGTCAACGACTCGGTGACCAAAAGCAAGTTCGACAATCTCTATGGATGCAGAGAAAGCCTCGTGGATGGCATCAAGCGTGCCACAGATGTCATGATCGCGGGCAAAACAGCAGTGGTTTGTGGATTTGGCGATGTAGGTAAAGGTTCGGCAGCAGCTCTGCGTGCTCTTAGCGCTCAGGTGTGGGTAACAGAAGTAGATCCCATCTGCGCCCTGCAGGCAGCCATGGAGGGTTATCGTGTGGTCACAATGGACTGGGCGGCTGATCAAGCTGATATTTTCGTTACAGCTACCGGCAATGTTGATGTGATTACCAGAGCCCACATGGATCGCATGCGTCATAACGCCATTGTTTGCAACATAGGCCACTTTGACAATGAAATTGATGTGGCCGGATTGAGCGATCTCACCTGGGAGGAAATCAAACCACAAGTGGATCATGTGATCTGGCCCAATGGCAAAAGGATCATACTTTTGGCAAAAGGGCGTTTGGTAAATCTTGGATGTGCCACTGGTCATCCCAGTTTCGTGATGTCAAATTCATTCACCAATCAGGTGCTGGCGCAGATCGAACTTTTCCAGAATCACGATCAGTATCAACCAGGTTCGGTTTACATGCTGCCCAAACATCTTGACGAAGAAGTTGCACTGTTGCATCTGCAACAAATTGGTGCTGAGATCACCACTCTCACAGCAGCCCAGGCCGACTATATTGGCGTTCCGGTACAAGGGCCCTACAAAACGGACACTTATCGTTATTGACAAATCACGCAATCATGTTATACTAACATTTTCCCGGAGACATCATGGACGACAGAACTTTTACAGCAGAACAAAAAGCCAAACTCACACAGATCGTGAATGAAGGCATGCAGGTCATGCACGAAATTGAAACATTGAATGGTGGATTATCAGACACCATCAAGGCCGTGGCCGAGGAACTGGAAATCAAACCCAATGTGCTGAAAAAGGCCATCCGTCTCGCACACAAGGCCGAATTTGGTCGGGAACAACAGGATCATGCCCTACTTGAAAACATCTTGACCACTGTGGGCAAGACACTGTGATGCAACGCTATCTAGATTTCCATAGACTAGCCCAACGATCGGAGTACTGGGCCGTGTTGATCATATCTTGGCTTTTGGCATTTTTGGTATGGGGGATCAGTGTGGCATTTATCGCCATGGATGGTATCATGATCGCGTTTGGTGGTGTGTTTATGTTGGTCAGCAGTGTGTTGTTGATCTGGATTACACTGGCTGTTACAGCCAGTCGATGTCGTGACGCGGCACTGAACCCTTGGTGGGCCGCGTCTATCTTGATACCTTATATTGGGTTTATAACCATGATCGTGTTTGGTTGCATTGAATCAAAGCCCCCGGAAACCGATCAATAAGTAAAAACAGAGTCGCTGGCGTAACCAGCATGAAGCAAGGCAACCCGGCCATAAACGGAGACGGATATCAGTTACATTGACGCCCTTTTTGATCGCGAACGTGATCGAATACATATCGTAGGTCGCCGCGACGGCGAACGCTACTACGAAGATTTTCCAGCCACCTACATCATGTACTACGATGACCCGCGTGGCAAATTCCGCAGCATCTATGGCACGCCGGTATCGAGATTCAGTACACGCAACAGCAAAGAGTTCCGCAAAGAACAGGCCATACAAAAAGGCAAGCGTCTCTACGAAGCCGACATCAATCCCGTGTTCCGTTGCCTAGAAGAAAACTACAAAGGCCAAGACGCACCGCGATTGCATACTGCATTTTTTGACATCGAAGTAGATTTTGATGCCGAACGTGGTTTTTCTAGCCCGAGTGATCCATTCAATCCCATCACAGCTATATCTGTTTATCTTGATTGGATAGATCGCTTGGTCACGATGGTGGTACCACCACGCAACATGAGCCGTGAGACTGCACAAGAGATTGCTGGCGAGTTTGACAATTGCTATGTGCTGGACAATGAAGCAGATCTCCTCAGCACTTTTCTCGATCTCATAGAGGACGCAGATGTTTTAAGTGGATGGAATTCTGAAGGTTACGATATACCTTATACCGTGATGCGAACCACCAAGGTATTGAGCAAAGACGATACCAGGCGTTTTTGCTTGTGGAATCAGCTTCCAAAACAACGCACCTTTGAAAGGTTTGGTGCCGAAAACATCACGTTTGATCTCGTAGGACGTGTGCATCTCGACTACATGCAACTGTATCGCAAATACACCTATGAAGAGCGACACAGCTACAGCCTAGATGCCATTGGTGAATACGAAGAACTTGGATCCAAGACCGCGTTTGAAGGCACCTTGGATCAGCTCTACAATCAGAACTGGAAAACTTTCATAGAATACAACCGGCAGGACGTACAACTGTTGGCGGCGATAGATCGCAAATTGAGGTTCTTGGATCTCGCCAATACCCTGGCACACGAAAACACAGTGCTGTTGCCCACTACCATGGGTGCTGTGGCTGTGACCGAACAGGCCATCATCAACGAAGCACATGAACGTGGCATGGTGGTGCCCAATCGCAAAGAGCGCCTCACCGATGAAGACACACAGGCCGCAGGCGCGTATGTTGCGTATCCAAAAAAAGGCATGCATGACTGGGTGGGCAGCATAGACATCAACAGTCTATATCCCTCCACTATCCGAGCACTCAACATGGGACCCGAGACCATCATAGCACAATTGCGTCCCATCATGACTGACCGCTACATCGCCGAACAGCGAGCCAAAGGTGACAGCTTCGCGGCAGCTTGGGAAGGCTTGTTTGGCACGCTAGAATACACGGCTGTGATGGAGCAACAAAGAGGCACAGAGATCACCATAGACTGGCGCGACGGCGAAGAGAGCGTGCATAGTGCCGCTGAGATATGGCGCATGATCTTTGACTCTAATCAGCCCTGGATGCTTTCGGCCAACGGCACCATATTCACTTACGAAACAGAAGCAGTTATACCGGGCCTGCTCAAGCGTTGGTACGCTGAACGTAAAGAAATGCAGGCCCGGCTCAAGGAATGTACCACGCGAGAAGATGAGGAATACTGGGACAAACGTCAGCTGGTCAAGAAGATCAATCTCAACAGCCTGTATGGTGCTATACTCAATCCTGGTTGTAGGTTTTTCGACAAGAGGATTGGCCAATCAACAACACTAACAGGTCGTGCCATCGCTCAGCACATGGATGCTTATGTGAACGAGTGCATTACAGGTAGCTACGATCACGTGGGTGACGCCATCATCTACGGTGACACAGACAGCTGTTACTTTTCGGCATGGCCGGCTGTGCGAGGCGAAGTTGAAACCGGCCGCATGGAATGGAGCAAAGAAACTGCCATCGCGCTCTATGACAGCATTGCCGAACAAGTGAACCAGAGTTTTCCAGCTTTCATGGAACGAGCATTCCATGTGCCGCGTGAGATGGGCGCAGTGATACGTGGTGGTCGTGAGATCGTGGCCAGCCGTGGCCTGTTCATCACCAAGAAACGCTACGCCGTGCTCTACTACGATCGAGAAGGCAGACGGTATGATGTGGACGGTCGGCCAGGCAAGGTCAAGGCCATGGGCCTGGATCTAAAACGATCGGATACACCCAAGATCATACAAGAGTTTCTCAGTGAGATACTAGATGATGCATTGAATGGCAAAGAGCGAGATGCCATCGTAGAAAAGATACGTGAGTTCAAATATGCGTTCACGGAGCGTCCGGGATGGGAGAAAGGTTCACCTAAACGTGCCAACAACATCACGCAGTATGCCAAGAAAGAAGAGCGCGAAGGCAGGGCCAACATGCCCGGACATGTGCGTGCCAGCTTGAACTGGAACACTCTCAAGAAAATGAACAGTGATAACTATTCCATGCAGATCGTGGATGGCATGAAAGTGATCGTGTGCAAGCTAAAGTCAAATCCCTTGGGATGGACCAGCATCGCATATCCCACTGATGAATTGCATCTTCCACAATGGTTCCGTGACTTGCCGTTTGATGATGCGGCCATGGAATCTACTGTGATAGATGGCAAGATTGACAACCTCCTTGGTGTCTTGGATTGGAATCTTGCTGCAGCCACCAACACCGAAAACACATTCCAGAGCCTGTTTGACTTTTCATGAAACTCAGCGAGCTAGTACATCTACGCAATCAATTAGAGGAACTGTCTTCAAACGAAGTGCATGAAATCGTGGCGCAGCAGCTCAAACCCGTGATGCATTTGGTGGAAACCAGCGCCATCAAGTTTCCTGAACTTGAACAAGACATGAATCAGGGTTATCGACAAGTGTTGACCAGTCTTACGCAATTTGGTGATGTTTTGCAACAGATACGTGATCAGATCCAAAGCAGCATCAACGACATGCTACCTGCCTATCACGCTGCCAGCTACAAACTCTATGAATTTGGCGATATCACCAGTGATCCAGACTATGTGCTCAACCGGCGTCCACAACTGGCCGAAAAAGATCTATCCCTGGTACGGGGACGTATTTTGGTGCACAGCCATTGGCAAAAGCCCGGCATGATCTTGAGACCAGGGCTCGAGACATGGACTCGGGATATGGTGGCCCTGGATCCCTTGTATGTGTGTGACATCAACTTTGATCTGCTCAGGCCCATCATAGATAATTTTCCTGAGGAATATCAACGCAGATTGCGCACATGCGTGGTGCAAGAATCAGTGGGGCCACCATTTTTATCAAAATTGCCAGACCAGCAGTTGGGGTTTGTGCTGGCCTATAACTTTTTTACATACCGTCCGCTTGAAATCATCAAACAGTATCTCGAGGAGATCTATCACAAATTGTCGCCGGGTGGAGTGCTGGCCATGAGCATCAATGACTGCGATCGTGTGGGCGGAGTGCTTTTGGCCGAAAGAAACTTCGCTTGCTATGCTACTTGTTCAATGGTGGCGTCACTGGCACGGAATATGGGATATGAGATACAGTATCAATATCACTTGGACGCTGCCAACACCTGGTTAGAGCTGGTGCGTCCTGGAACTCGAACCAGTTTGCGTGGTGGACAGGCGCTGTCGGTGATAAATCACCGATCATTGAAAAAATGATTGACAAAACATTGGTGACTAATATATCATAACACATTCTTTGAAAGGAATTCACATGCGAGACCATTTGCTTGACTTAGTAGAACACACATTCGATCTTGGGTGCATCGATACCATCAAGATCACGGGAACCGACAAGGCAACAACCATTGACAGCATTGCCGAAGACAAAAGCGTGGTACTCCAGGGTGAATTCAGCGGGGCCATTGCAGACTTTATGGGTTTGTTTGGCATGCCCAATCTCGCCAAGCTCAAGATCTTGCTGAATCTGCAAGAATATCGTGAGGATGCTGAGATCACTGTGCGACGCCAAGATCGAAATGGTGACATCATACCAGTAGGACTGCATTTCAAAAACGCTGTGGGTGACTTTACCAATGATTATCGTTTCATGACATCCGAGATCATAACAGAAAAACTCAAGACTGCCAAGTTCCGTGGCGTCAAATGGAACATCGAATTCGCTCCCACCGTGGCCGGTATACAGCGTCTCCGCATGCAGGCGCAGGCCAATGCGGAAGAATCAAATTTCCGTGTCACGGTGGTCAACAAAGATCTCAAATTCATGTTTGGTGATCACAGCACACATGCTGGAGAATTTGTGTTCCAGCCCGGTGTAGAGGGATCTCTGCAGCAGACCTGGTCCTGGCCGGTGCAAAAAGTGATTTCTATCCTGGCTTTGAGCGGCGACAAAGTCATGCGCATCAGCGACGAAGGGGCCATGGAGATCACGGTTGACTCGGGTATCGCTACCTATCGTTATCTATTGCCGGCGCAGAGCAAATAATCTTGGCCGAATCACTCAACCCCGGTCAGCACGACCTGACTGCTGCCCAGAATGATTATGCTATATTTTTGCCAGCCATCTCGAGTTTCTATTCCACATACATAGGCAAGCAAAGACACGAGCAGTTCGTGCCGCTGTCACGCATGCCAGTTGGCATACCGGACATGGAACAGCTGAACTGGTTGAATCCTGGCAAGAGCCTGTTTCCCTACCGTTGGAGCCTTTACTCGGCTGGGCATGCCAATCTCGATGTGTCCAAACATGTGCCCAAAGAAGACATGGTGAGAGTGCGTGACCCCAGCAGTTTTTTGCTGTGCGATTCCGGAGGTTTCCAGATAGCCAAGGGCGTGTGGCCTGGCCGCTGGGCCGATCCACAAGATCGTGCCTCGGCAAAGAAACGACAAGAAGTCTTGGAATGGCAATGTGCCATCTCTGATTATGGTATGACCATGGACATTCCGACCTGGACCTATCGTAATCCTGAATGGGCTGCACAGGCCGGGATCTCCAGCTATGAGGATGCAGTCACGGCCACCAAGATCAACAACGACTTTTGGATCAACAATCGTACCGGATCAACTCGGCATCTGAATGTATTGCAGGGCGGCAATCACAAAGAAGCCGATCACTGGTACGAACTCATGCGAGATTATGCTGATCCCGGCAAGTATCAACGCCCTTTCGAAGGATGGGCCATGGGTGGACAGAACATGTGTGATGTGCACCTGGTCTTGAAGCGCCTGGTGCACCTCATACACGACGGACTATTGCAACCCGGACTGCATGATTGGATGCACTTTCTGGGCACGTCTAAACTGGAGTGGGCGGTGTTGCTCACAGACATCCAGCGAGCTGTGCGTGAATATCACAATCCCAGATTTACAATATCATTTGATTGTGCCTCTCCATTCTTGGCCATTGCCAATGGTCAACTGTATCATGAAATAGTGTGCGATCCAAGACAAAAATGGAGCTATCGCATGGGGCCCACCGCCGACAACAAACGGTATGCCACTGACCGTCGATCCTTTGCCACGGCAGTCACACAAGATGGTATCCACAAAACTTTTGAAGATTCACCAGTGTCAAGCCGACTGTTGATAAGCGACGTGTGTGTATATCGCCCTGGTGACAAAAACAAAGTGGGCAAAGAAGGAAAAACATCTTGGGATTCATTTAGCTATGCTTTGTTAATGGGTCATAATGTGTGGATGCACATCGAAGCGGTGCAGCGGGCCAATCGACTGTATGATCAAGGTTGTGCACCAGACATGATGGTGCACCCATTGGATCCAATTTTTGATGCCCGGCGGGTGATCAATCGAGTCTTTGCAGCGCGAGATCGTTCAAAAAGTTTGGCCATCATCGACGATCATGCTAGTATATGGGAAAGGATCATAGGCACCCGAGGATTCACTGGTAAACGTGCGGTCAACGCCTACAGTATGTATGACCATCTTTTCCCCAACGGCGCTGAAGAAGTTGATCCCGAAGATCTGGATATACAAAAACTCATAGATTTGGAGGACAGTGTGTGATGTTTGAAAACCGATTGCGACATCTAAAAGAAGCACATGCAGCTATCAACAAACGCATAGATGGTTTGGAAAAAACCGGAAAATTTGATGATGTACAACTCACTGATCTCAAAAAGCAAAAACTGCAACTGCTAGATCAGATCGAAGACCTAAAGAGGCGTAAAGAAAATGGATAGACCCGGACATGCGCAAGTGGCTTTTTTTTCAGGCCGTGAGATCGAGCACACTCCCGCCCATGGCATGGATACTTTGTTCGTGGTAGGATATCACAGCATCGAAGAGATTGATAATGCCTTGCAGGATGTGAATCTGCGACTTGCTCCCAAAAACATACGCCATATCTTTTTTGGCGCCAATGACAGTTATCATCCGCGAGGTGCAGCAGAAATCACTGTGTGGGAAAACATGATCATGCCCTATCTCACGCGGGGCTTTTTTTGCAGTTTGGACATCCCCATGCAGTACGTAGAAGAATTCCACGAAGGTGGTCTGTGTGAATTTGACAGATTCATCCCCATCATCAAAGTACCTGTGCCTTACGCAAAACTGTGGAATTACAATACCTGCATCAAAATTGATGATCGAGATTTTGCAGCTACCAACCCGGGTGTATGGGTTCATCAGTTGCATGATCTGCGGTCACGTGATCGATTCACAGACTGGAGCCAATACGAAAAGGATCATACGCTATGAGACAATATGTGGTACACACAGGCCTGGACAACAGTGACCGGGCTGAGGTCATGGAATGGTGCCAGCACAATCTCTGTGCCGACACTTGGAGATTGGTCAGCAACTATCAGCGTGACAAAGGCACATTTGACCTATGGTTCAATGATCGCCAGGAAGTAGTGGTATTCATGTTGCGATGGGGCGGGGCCATCGTTGAAGTCATTGATACTACCGATACAGGCTACAAAGTAAATTATCATGCTTTGTTCCAAGAAGAAACTATCTAGGTATAAATCTCATGAAATGGTTTGATCGATGGTTCGCCCGCAAGTGGCGCTGGGCCTGGGAAAATCGTGATGAGATTGAGCTCGTAACAGTGTCAGCCTCTGCCAAATCACACTCCGTAGAACTCGAGGAAACAGGCTGGGAAGATGGCTTGCGCATCTCAATCAAGAAAATGATCGGCGGCAGTGTGGTCAGCTTCAGGACCTATGATCGCCGCACCGATCGTACAGACAGCCGGCACTACATCATCACGGACGAGCAGGACTTCAATACCGAACTGGGCAAGATCATAACCATGGAATCAATGAGGCAGACATGAAAACCACTATTACAGTATGGACATTACTTTTGTTGGCATTGGCGATAATATTTGTGCCGTTGTATGCTGTCAAAGATTCGCATTATGGAGTTTCAAACGTCTGTAACGAGATCCTGTATCCAGACACATGCGGAAAAAGTGCGATTCAACAAAAGGACTCATCGAAATGAACCAACAACAACGAGAAACAGCAGACCGTATCATGACACGAGCAGATCGCAAGATCTGGATCACGTTCCGCAAGGAAGGCATCCATAAATATCCGGCAGCAGCCACAGATCCTGCACTCGCCACCGGAGATGAATATGATGTTTCGTTCCTTGCTAATCCTCATCGCCATATCTTCCATTTCCGGGTGTGGATCGATGTGCTCCACAATGATAGGGACATCGAGTTCATCCAGTTCAAGCGGTGGTGTGAAAGCCTGTATAATAATTCGGACTCAGTTCTAAAGCTCGACTACAAAAGTTGTGAGATGATGGCCGATGACCTATATATACAGATAGCAGGTCGTTATCCTGATCGCGCTGTCTGGATCGAAGTCTCCGAAGACGGCGAAAATGGCTGCATGATCCGCTACGAAACACATCACCCTCAACAAATCAAAGTCTAACAAGGAGGAAATATGGCCAGACCCGAAGTGCGCGCCAATCCCAAAGCCGTAGCGATTTTACAAGATCTCGAACAGTACCATGATTTTTGTCGGGACTATGGTTACAAGTTTGATGAACGCGATCTTTACAATTGGCGCAGCTATTCATATCAGCAGTTCAACAAGTTCTTGCAAGGCAAAAACGCCAAGGACATGTGGACCATTGATCAACGCAGATTCTCCTAGGAGCGACCATGCGCAAACTTTTTTACATGGGTCTGGAAAGTTACGAATCCAGATATACCCTACAACTCACAGAGTGGAACCGTCGTGTGTTTGATCGGCGCGGGCTCGATGTGGTATATGTTCCTGGCTTGAATCTCGACAACAGCCAGAAGATCTCTGTGGGCCAGGTCCTGGATGCACACGGACGTAGCTACTTTGCCATGAGCCAGATGATGAATCTAGTTCGACTCATGCAACAAGGAGATGTCAACAGTGATGATGTTGTGTATTTTGAGGACATGTTCCAACCCGGTATCGAGAGCTTGCCTTATATCATGGATCAAGTGCCTGTCAATCAGCGTCCCCGCGTGTTTGTTCGCTGTCTTGCACAGAGCATCGACCCGGATGATTTCGTGCATGTGTGGGGCATGGCAAAGTGGATGGGGCTCTATGAGAAAATGGTTTGCGAACTGGTAAAACATTCTGGCGGTGCTGTGCTAGCCACTTCGGAAGAGATGGTAGCACACATGCGCATCGCGGGTTGGGACTGCCCAATCTCGAACATTTCCGGCCTGGCGTTCGGCAAAGAAGAAGTTCTGGAACGCATTGGCGGTGCAGGTAATGTACGCCACTTCGATCAACGAAAGATGCGAGTGGCATTCGCTGCTAGATTCGATCAGGAAAAGCAGCCCGGCTTTTTCATGGATCTCGTCGAGATGTATCATCAGCAAGGTCGGCATAAAAACATAGAGTTCGCTATATTCTGCGGCAATGACCAGCTGCGTAGCAACAATCAGGACTATGTTATACGTGCCCGGCAGTTAGAATCATTTGGGCGTCTCAAAATCTATCAAGCACTCACGAAAAATGCCTATTACGACCTGCTGAATGATACTCGTGTGCTGTTCAACTGCGCTTTGCAAGACTGGGTCTCAAACACAGTGAGCGAAGCAGATGCACTGGGCTGTAATGTTTTATATCCTGCTTATCGCAGTTTCCCGGAAACTTTTGCGGACGATCCTGACCGACTCTATGTTCCTTGGAGCATAGACGATGCTTTCCACAAGTTGGAAAATCTCTTGATGTCTGCGCATCACAATCAAGGCCTGATATCAGAATGGACCGATGGCACGGTAGATCGCATCGTGGACATCATGCAAGGCCGCGGTGGTGAATGGCTGCGCGACGGGCGTCGTTACCGAGATCATGTCAGTGCTGCCAAATATCATGTTCGCAAAGTAGAAGAATAACATGCCAAGGAACAAATCTGATCAAGAAGTGCTGTCTAACTCGGTAGCGGTCACAGGTGCAGCTGGCTTTGTGGGCGGCCAGACCATGATCGCACTCAAAGAGGCCGGCTACAAGGTGTTGGGCATCGACAAAGTTCGATTGCCCAACCATCTCAAACCATTTGCTGACTGCTTCATGCAGGAAGATTATGCCAGCAGCTATTCTCTAGATGCCATCTTTCGTCATCAGCCCTTGGCCATCATACACTGTGGCGGTACCAGCCTGGTAGGGCCCAGCATGAAAGATCCTGCTGGTTACTATCACAACAATTACGTCAAGACCAAGACTCTTTTAGACCATGTGGTCAAACAACGCCTCAAAAGTCGATTCATTTTTTCCAGTTCGGCTGCTGTGTACGGCGAGCCCCAGCAGGTACCCTGTGTAGAGTCCGACTTGCCGGTGCCCGTGAGTCCTTACGGCGAAAGCAAGTTCATGACGGAGATGATGCTGAAAAGCTACGGTCGAGCCTATGGCCTCAACTGGGCTGCGTTTCGGTATTTTAACGTGTGCGGAGCCGATCCAGAAGGCAGGCATGGCCAACGTGACAATGCTACTCATATCATAGCTCGCGTGTTGGAAAGCATCCGTGACGACAAGGACTTCGTGCTCAACGGCGATGATTATGACACCGATGATGGCACCTGCATTCGTGACTACGTCCATGTGGCTGATGTGGCTGCAGCACACCTAAAAGCTCTTAACACAGATTTTGTGAACGGAGTTTACAATGTAGGCATCAATCAAGGATTCAGTAATAGAGAAATCATCGATGCTGCAGAACGTATCACTAAAAAACGTCTCAAAATGACAGTGGGACCAAGGCGCCCGGGTGATCCTGCTCGACTGCAGGCAGATGCTGGCCAGATTGAGTCTCAGGGGTGGCACGCCATCAATGGCTTAGACGAAATGATCACTCATGCCTGGCAATGGTATCGTAAATGAAGTTATGGATCTATGGTGACAGCAATAGCTTAGATTATAATTTGCCATCTAATGCTCAGTCATGGCCAGAGATAGTAGCACAAAAATTAGGATTAGAATTGATCAATCGGGCTCGGCCCGCAGTAGACAATTTTTTTATCTACCAGAGTTGGAAACAAGATCTCGTTTCCATGTCTAATCACGATCGTGTGGTAGTCGGCTGGAGTCATTTCAGCAGGAAAGTCTTTGTACATGACAAAAGCAAAGCTGATCAAAACAAAGTAATAGCCCAAAGCCTTACCTATAACGATCATGGCAGGATGTTTATGCGTAGTCGAGGATCAGATACCGATGCCATCGACAAATTTCAACACTTGGCGCCCAAAGACAGTGATATCACTTACTATGATACTTGGTTCAACAATTATTACAACGAGTATGAAAGCAAGACCAATCTACAGAGCTATATAGACAGCGTGTACCTGCGACAACCCAATGCGATACAATTTTATTTCAGCAAAGTTGGAACTCTAGGACTAGACATTTCGGACTCTTCGCCTTTGTATATCTTAGATTTTCTTTTGGATAATAATCTTTTTATCAGTTACGATGACTGTCATGCCAATGTCCAAGGTCATCTTCAGTGGGCAGATTTGATATTGGAAAAATTCAATGCAATATAAAACACTGTTTGACTTCGAAAAAATGTTGTCCGACTTTACTGGTGCTCCTTTTGTTGTTCTCACTGATGGATGCACACATGCTTTAGAATTGTGTCTCAGGTATGATCGTATCAAATCATGCCAGTTCACTCCGTTCACTTATCTAAGTGTGCCCATGTTGATGACCAAATTGGGCATAGATTTTTCTTATCTCGACGAACCTCGTCAAACATGGATAGGTGAATATCCACTGTTGGACACCCGTATTTGGGACAGCGCCAGACTACTCAAACGAAACATGTACAGATCCGGACAGATGCAGTGTTTGAGTTTTGGTAATACCAAACCTCTACAACTCGGCAAAGGTGGAGCTATCCTATTAGATGATTTCGAGGCCCATCGTGTACTAAGTATGTTACGGAGTGATGGTAGAGATTTAAAAATCAATCCATGGATAAGTCAAAAAGAATTTTATCTAGGATATCACTATTGTCCAACATTAGAATTGTGCCAACAAGGCATGGAACTTTTGTCGACTGTAGACCAAGAACCTAAATTCATACAGTACAATGATTGTAGACAGATAAGAATCAATCAACATGTATTTTAAACACATCGAGCTTGATTTAGATTTTACACCTTTGTTAGAGGCTAATTATGATAGCCATACCGGAAGTTGCATTAAGCATCAAGTCCACGAACTTACAGACATACACAACGAGTACGGAGGATTTCCCGACTCGTATTGTTTGGCCAACACCAAGATACACCAGCTATGGTGGACAGATGAACAGTTAGATTTTGAATCCATTGGAAATGAATTAAACATGCAGGTAGTGACTGTGTCAACAATCAAACAGCCGCCTGGGTGTGTGGTTCCTTATCATCGAGATACTTTTTTCCAAATTTCCCAAAGATTCCCTGATCGCAAAGAGAGGAAAGTACGAGCTAATATTTTCCTAAATGATTACCGGATGGGACAATTCTTACAATATAAATTAGACGGCAAATTTGAGACCTGCACTGATTGGAAAGCCGGAGAAGGGTTCATGTGGGACAGTGATATATTGCACGTGAGTGCCAACGCCGGTTTCCAAGACAAGTATACTATGCAGGTATCAGGATTTCTAAATGATTAGGAATCGAGTGATACCCATACTATGGGGACTCAAGCATAGAGAATTAGAATACACCCTAGATGTTTTCAAGGATGCCAATCAAGAATCCAGTTGGACTGATTCAGGGCATCAAAAAACCAGTCTGATGATAGGACTGTATGTGCTGAACGAGCCCTTTGAATGGATGCGATACCTGTCGGAATATTTTCCAGATCTGGAAAATATTAGTTACAGTTTCAGTAGATTTTCACCAGGTACCTATTTTCCCATGCATTTTGACCGATACGGATTTTACAGTCGAACACACAATCTATCCGATCTATCATGCGTCAGAAGATACATTTTGTTTTTAGAAGATGCTGCACCTGGACATTTTTTACAAGTGGGAGATCATATGTATCATAACTGGCCGGCGGGACTGTGTGTGGGATGGAAAAACGATGAAAAGCATCTAGCCGCCAATTTAGGACTTTGCAACAGATATACACTGCAAATCACCGGAATGTTCAAATCAACCTAGACTAGGTTGATTTTGTCTTTTTAAATTGTTAAAATAATCACTGGCGATCCACCGCCCTAACTCGGAGAAAATTAAATGGAAAATGGAAAGTACCTAAGTGATATCTTGCGCAAGAGAATGCGTGAAGATGGAAAGAGATTCTGGGCCGGAGACAATGTCTCGGACTATGTGCGTGACACCGACATACCGTTCTTAATAGACGAAGCCACCGAAGCATTTGAACTGGTTCTGGATCGACTTTTGATCGACAGAGAAACCGATCCCAATTCACGGGGCACGGCACGCCGACTAGCCAAAATGTACTACAACGAGATCATGGCGGGACGCTATCATGCCGCACCTGACTGTACAGCATTTCCCAACGACAGCAAGGATCGCTATGAGGGCATGCTGGTGGTGCGCAGTGAGATCCGCAGCATGTGTAGCCACCACCACCAGCCTGTAGTGGGTGTTGCTTACATTGGCATCCTGGCAGCAGAAAAACTGATTGGACTCTCCAAATACACTCGTATCGCACAGTGGTGCAGTCGACGCGGAACCTTGCAGGAAGAGCTGTGTAACGACATCGCTCGCGAGATCATGCGAGCCACTGACTCGAAAGACGTAGGTGTGTACATACAGGCGCAACATGGGTGCTGTGAAAATCGCGGCATCATGGCACACTCAAGCCTTACCCAGACCACGGTGCTACATGGGGCGTTCCGCAAAGACCCTGCTGTGAAAAAAGAATTCATAGACAATATCAAACTGCAACAAGATTTTGCGCCGCGATAGTTGGTTGACCACTAAATCAGACAGTGTTATACTGGTAGATATCATAACCGGAGCGCTCGATGTCCGCATCTACACAGGTACAACAGATGTATCTGGCCTATTATGGTAGGCCAGCTGATGTGCAAGGACTTGACTACTGGACCAGCAAGCTGGTAGAAAATGATTCCGACATGTCTTCCATCATACAGGCTTTTGGCCGCAGCCAAGAAAGCCAAAACTTGTATTCGGATCTTGACACCAGGGACATGATACGCCTGATCTATCTAAGACTATTTGATCGCGAGCCCGACAGTCAAGGGCTGGCATGGTGGGCCAATGAGATCGACAGTGGCAACGTGAGCCTGATTGATGCCAGTGCCCGTATTTTTTATGGCGCACAACCTGGTACTCAAGACCATGCTTTGTTGCAGATGCGGGTGGAGGCTTGTCACGATTTCACTCAACGCTTGCGCGATGACAGCAAATTGGCTGAATGGTATCAAGGCAGCGAACCCGCCAGCGTGGTTTCGGCGTGGATCCAGCGCATCGACGACGCGGAAGATATTGGTTCGCCTTTGTTCCGATTTCCGATCACGGCACAGGCATCGGTTAAGTTGTTCCCCGACCATGGTGACAACTGGTTGGGCGATTTTTTCATGATAGATCTTAACCAAGATGGTATAGATGAGATCATACTGGCCGGACGCAAAAGTCAAAGTTCACCTTGGCCTGATTGGCAAGAGAGTTTGATCCAGGTGCTAGGATGGAACACCGGTGAGTTTGCCACGGAAACCGAACTATGGCTACAAAACAATAAGATCTTGGGCACTGAACCATCCGTGAAATTTGGCGATTTTAACGGGGATGGTTGGCAGGATATCTGGATCGCTCCCAGTACCGACATGAAGCTGTATGGGCCCGGAGTGATACTGATCAATGAAAAAGGGCAATCTCTCACGCGTCATGACATTGACATTGGTGACATTTGGGCTCATGACAGTGCCGTGGCCGATCTTGATCGCGATGGTCGTGACGACATCGTGATAGCCAGTTTTGGACCTGAGCAAACAGTGATCATGGGACAAGCACAAGGTTTTGAAGTCAAGACCAGCACCTTAGATGTCTATGCAGCCGGTTTGGCTGCTGGTGATTTCCTGCAGGATGGTACCATGCAGTTCGTGACCACTGACAGTGATATCAGGCCTGATCGAGATACCTTGTTGCACAACCTCGACATTACCGGCACCAGCATAGACTTTCGTGAGATATCACAGTTGCCCAGTGAACGATTTTATCTCGATCAGTGGCGCGATCATGCGGACATGATCAATTTTGATCAACAACGACCACATTCGGTGAGGGCTACTACTTTTGATTTCAATCGTGATGGCTTACCCGATGTGTTGATTTCCACATCGGCCAACAATGCTCGTAACGATTGGCACAGTTATTTTGAATTGCAATTCTTGCAAAACCTCGGTCAGGGAAGATTTCGCGATGTAACTGCCTCCACATTGAAAGATTTTGACATGGTCAGCAACGTGAGTTATGCGCCTCGATTGATAGATGTCAATGGCGATGGACTGATGGATATCTGGTTATCGGCTCAAGACTACAACGGTGGAGAAAACAGTAACCGTGCCTTGATAGCTCATCAAGATGGTACCTATCATGAAGCATTCACACAAGACCTTACTGATTTGCGATTAGAGCTTGGTGGCCATCCATCGCCCATCAATGTGGTACGCACTCCCGATGGAGATCTTGATCTCATCAGTCTTGCATGGGGCCCTGACAGTGTCTGGGCTACTGTCAATTTGGTAGCGGTAGATCCCAATTTCTTTTCTTTTCCGTGAGGCAATCATGACTATTACTTTGACTCAAGCACACGAACAGGGCATAGCGCCCTGGGACGATTTGGTATGGCAGAACGATCACGTCACGGTGTTCCGAGATCGGTTCCCAGTGACTGCGGGACACATGTTGTTTGTGCCCCGCATAGACACGCCACAGATCATACACAGAGCCATGACCGAAGCACAGCTGGAGGGCGATCGCCTGGTAGCTGCCGGTGACTGCGATGGCTACAACATAGGACTCAACATGGGAAGGGCAGCCGGACAAACCGTGATGTATCCGCACGTGCATCTCATACCCAGGCGCGCGGGAGATTGTACGGATCCCACGGGCGGTGTGAGGCACGTGGTGCCAGGTCAGGGCAATTATCACAGCAACACTTATCGCTCACCGCTAGACAATTGATAAATAGCTGTCTATAATGAAAAACAGTGGTCTACGACGTTCATCCCACTCTAAATATTCTGCATGTCATCAAACTTGCCCCTTTTAAAGGAGACTAGAGATGGCAAATGACCCACGTGTTTATCGATTTACATCAACCAAGGAGTATCACGACGCTTTTCCCTGTGCCTATCGGCAGTGGCGTGCTGACAGCCATTGCAATCTCATACATGGTTATAGCTTTTCTATGAAATTTTACTTCGGCACAGATGACCTGGACATACGCAACTGGTGCGCCGATTATGGTGGTCTCAAGGAACTCAAGACTATGCTGGAGGATCAATTTGATCATACATTGCTGGTAGCTGAAGATGATCCCGAGATCGAGACCTTCCGAATGTTGCAATCAAAGAATCTGGCCAAACTCACCGTGTTGCCAAGACTTGGATGTGAAGGTCTGGCAGACATGTTGTACCGATATGTAAATGCAGTGTACATTCCGGACATGTGGGGCCCTGGCGAAGCCGAACGTCTCTGGTGTTATCGAGTGGAAGTGCGCGAAACACAGTCCAACATGGCGTTCCGTGAAGGACATCGAGAATGGAATGAAGATTTGTTTACTTGACATGGATAAATCTAATATGGCTAAAAAAACACGGCAACGCCCCGACATTTCACTACTGATACCCACCAGAGGTCGTAGAGAAATGTTGCTTGATAGTGTCACCAGCTTGATTGACAATGCTGCTCACGCCGAGCGATTGGAATGGCTGTTTGGATTTGATGAAGATGACACCGACACTTACACCTGGTTCAACGAGAATGTGGAACCGGTCTTGACACAATCGCGCGGAACGTTCAGCGTGATGGCATTTGAGCCTTTGGGCTATGAAAATCTACATCAATATGTCAACAGTCTGGCCGAAGCGGCCGAGGGCCGATGGTTCGTGTTCTGGAATGATGATGCGGTGATGCGCAGCCAAAATTGGGACAGCACCATCATGAGTCACGATGGTCGATTCGTGCTCCAGGCCTTTGACACCCACAACAAACATCCTTACAGCATTTTTCCCATATTACCTCGAGAATGGTTTGAAGTGATTGGACATCTCAGCGGTCATCAACTCAATGATGCATGGGTGAGCCAGATCGCATGGATGTTGGACATAGTTGAACGGCTCGATGTCAAGGTGGATCATGAAAGATTTGATCTTAGTGGCAAAAACAACGACGAGACCTACCAAAAACGGCGCATCTACGAAGGTGATCTCAATGATCCCAAAGATTTCAATCATGCGAATTTTTTCCGACAGCGTCTAGAAGAAGCAGAGAAGCTGGCCAACCATCTCCGAACACGCGGCGATGACATCACGGTTTGGGAAGAAATCAAGGCGGGCAAACGCGATCCCTGGGAAAAGATGTTGGCCTTTGATGTGAACAAACAGATGCGGAGACTGCGTTGAAAAATCTACAACGCTATCTGTATCTGGTGGCCAATGCAAGACGACGAGAACTTTTGCCCTACATCTATCACAGCACTCATGGCACTGTGCAAAAAGGTACCTTTGCAGGAACGGTCATCGTGCCCAGGAGCATGTGGGGCGATGGTGACCTCGCTGCCAAACTCTTGGGTGTGTATGAAAGCGAACTCTCGTCTTGCATAGATGATGCCGTAGATAGAGAACCAGATCTAGTGGTCAATATTGGCAGCGCAGAAGGTTACTACGCCATTGGACTGGCACGTTGCCTGCCCAAGGCGCGCGTGTTGGCAGTGGATGTCGAACCGCTGGCGGCAGAGATCACGGCCGCCAACATCGAAGCCAATAAGGTCACCAATGTAGAAACCATAATACAAGAGGTAGACACTGCTTGGTTACAGCGATGTCTCGGCAAAAATACTAATGCTTTGTTGGTAATGGATTGCGAAGGAGCTGAATTGACCTTGCTGGATCCCAAAAAGGTGCGGGCATTGAAACAGACCACTATGTTGGTGGAATGTCATGATTGCTTGCACGCCAATCTCACGGAGATCATTGCCGCGAGATTTGATGCCAGCCATGAAGTTACTACCATATGGCAAAACAGCCAAGGTGCTTATGATTTTGAATTCATGCGTCCTTTGAGCGATTGCGACAAGTGGTGTCTGGTACACGAAGGACGACCCAGCGCCGGAACCTGGCTTTATATGGTACCTAAACAATGAAAAATCTCTTGGTCAAAAGCCTTTTTGATATCCGTGACACCAATTGGCACATCCGAGATCGCAGCCAGGAACAGGATCTTTATCCCAAATACCTTGATATGCATCGCATCAGTCTGGGCAGTTTTACGCGCCATCTCCGAGGCACCTGGGAATTCCAGTTCATACAAGGGCGAGTGGACAACGTCAATGATGCATTCAAAGCCACATTCCATGCGATCTATGACATCTGGCGACAAGGCAATGTCAATATCCTTTATACCGATCCCGACACCGTAGCGCGCCAAGACATAGATCCTTGGGAGATT